AACACATAGCTTTTCCGCCCCTATCATTGTAAAAATTAAGATAGTTGAGTATCTTAATTTTTATGAGTATGATATGATGGTATTTTAGACCATAATGAGATCAGTTTGAGAAAGCCAATCCACCCATCCCACTTTGGATGCGGAGGACGTTGTAGTTCGTGGCGAACATGTGCATGTTGGTCGCGTTGTTGGCAGTGTTCATGGTGACAGCCACCTGCGCGTTATCGATGCGCGAGAAGTTGCAGGTACCAGTGGGTTGGTGCTCCTCGGGCTTGAGCGCGAAGGAGTACGAGTACACACCTGGGTAGGGGCAGCCAGTGTGGTGGTTGAAGGATTGCACCTGGTTGAAGTACTTACCCTTTTGTTCCTTGAATCGGTCTTGACCGTTGAGGATGAGCTTGAAGGTGCTGAGGGGGCCGACAGCCTCTTCAGTGAAGGACTTGCTACCACCGACACCGTCACCGAGGGCAAGCATGGGCGCACCGAAGATGGAGGGCGAGACAACGCAGTTGGAATTCAATGATTCAACGTTGGACACCATCTTGATGTCCGCGGCGGTGGACGCAGTGGTGAAGTTCCACAAGGTGGACGCGGTGGTGGCAGCGTTGGAGAAGCACCACACCAGTTCCTTGACGGGGTGGTTGTACGAAAGGCGGACCTGCTTGGTTTTGGCAGAGTCAACAGTGTCGGTACCAGTGTGCTGGACCTGCTCGATCAGGTATTCATGACCCTTCTGGGCGAAGCGGCGACGCTCTTCGGTGTCCAGGTAGATGTAGTTGGCCCACACCTTGAACACGGAGGTGTTACAGTAGGTGTTGAAGTCGGACGCCAGGTCGATGTCAACGCGGACCTCGTGGTACTGGAGAGCAATCAGAGGCAAGTACAAACCGGGGTTGCGGTTGAAGAAGAAGAACAGGGGCAGGTAGACAGTCTTGCCGATCGCCGCAGTGGTCATCTTACCGTAAGAAGCCTTCTTGGCCGAGTCCAAGTAAAGCTCCGAGTACAAACGCCACCACTTTTGGTAGTGTTTGTCGATGCGCTGACCACCGATGGACAGTTCGACGTTGTTGACCGCACGCTCGGCGACCCAGCACGAGGCGGTGTTAGTAGTCGCTTTGGACTCGAGTTCGATGTACATGTCACCGACAAGGTCACCGTTACGAGCGACAGTCACAGACACGCGACCGGAGTTGGCGGCAGTACCGTTGACGGTCTGCTCGATGTTCTCCATCGCGAAGTTAGTGTGGCGCTTATATTTCGCCTGGAAGAAAGTTACTTCGGGGTTACCGGTAAGGTAGACGTCTTGGGCGCCATAGGCGACGAGTTGCATGAGACCACCAGCCATTTTGAGAGTTGTTGTACTATATACAGAGAAATTAATTTTAGGTAAACGCGCATATTTTGATTTTGATTTTTCTCAGTCTATGTAAAATGTCGACACAGCCTGATGAAATTGAGAACGAAATCGAGGAGGGTGAGGTTGTCACAGATGATGAACTTTCCATGACTGAGGAAGATCAGGAAATTGATTTCGATGAAGAGGATGAAGAGGGTTTGGATATCGCAGGACTCATGACATCTTTAATGGCGACCCCTGATGGTGAGACCGTGTGCTCTGCTCTTGTGACTATCGGTCAACAACTTCAAACACAAAACAAAATTCTTGTGAAAATTTTGAGTGAGATGAAAACTGCTTAGAGGAAAAAATATACTATAGTTAAATGGAGTCCACTCACTTCATCGATAAGGAACCCAACAGGTATGAAGCACTCGCTGAGTTGCAGAAACAGAAAATCCAATCGATGAATAGTGAACAGGTTATGGATACAGTAAGTAAGTTTGAACTTCACTGGGACCTACGAACCGAAGATTATAGAAACGCTCGCGAACTTGGATATCGACAGTACATCCACAAAGATAATTGGGATGAGAACAATAATCCTATCGCTGAGCGAATCGATATCCTGGCAATCAAGGGAATTCGAGAAAAACAACGACGTTTCTTAGTCGAACTTAAAAATCATGTAGCCGAACTTAAAACTGAAAAAAAAGAGGAATCTGATGATGGTATCACTATCCTGAAGCGAGTCAACAATGTTTTAAAACAATTGACCGATGGGTATGAAAATATACGAAGACATTATGTGTCTTATGAACGCGTAGTTAATCCCACTGCACTTCCGCAAGTGAGTGCAAATTCAGATCCATCCACGATGGACGAAGATGAGATTGACGAGTGTACACCTTACCAGAAGTGTCTATTGTATACACTCGACGAACTTTACAAAAGTGGGTACCGTCGCTACAAAGGACAGTGTTGTGAACAAATCAAGACGATTGATCGAAACGGGACGCGTGCCTGGGTTCCCAAATTTGAGATTAAACAGTTTGTCTATACAATTGCACAAAAGGATGACAACTTCAAGAACTGGAAGAACTTTACGAGTAGAGGTTCCGTGTTCCGTGATGTTGTCGATAACATTTCAACCTGTGTGGATCCACAGTTCCCTGAGATTATCAAGAGGCGTCATGTCTGGTCTTTTAAGAACGGTGTCTTTGTTGGTAAGGAATGGATTCCTGAAAGGGGTGCGCATGAATGTCGATTCTATCCGTATGAGAGTCAGGAATTCCGTTGCCTGGATCCGACGATTGTCGCCTGTAAGTACTTCGATCAACAGTTTGATGATTTTGCTCATCTCGAGAACTGGCAAGACATTCCAACCCCCCACTTTGACCAGATCTTACACTATCAACAGTTTGATACAGAAGTATGTAACTGGGCGTATGTCATGGGTGGTCGTCTATGCTACGATGTTGGGGAACTCGATAGTTGGCAAATAATCCCATTCTTCAAGGGTATTGCTGGCTCTGGTAAATCTACTCTATTGACAAAGGTTTTTGAGAAGTTTTATGAAAAAGAGGATGTTGGCACCCTCGCAAACAACATTGAGCGAAAGTTTGGTCTCTCCGCCATCAAGGATTCATTTATGTTCGTAGCCCCCGAGATCAAGGCGGATCTTGCGTTAGAACAGGCAGAGTTCCAGTCTATCGTGTCTGGTGAGAGTGTTTCCGTCGCTGTAAAGAACAAGACTGCTTCATCTATGGTATGGAAGGTGCCTGGTGTTCTTGCGGGTAATGAAGTTCCTAACTGGCAAGATAATTCGGGATCCGTTCTTCGTCGTATTCTCGCATGGAACTTTACCAAGCAGGTGCGGGAAGCGGATCCACACCTCGATAAGAAGTTGGAGAAAGAAATGCCTCTTATTCTTCTAAAGTGTGTGCGAGGCTATCTAGACTATTCAAACAAATTTAGGGATCGTTCCATTTGGAATGCAGTTCCACCTTACTTCAAGATTGTCCAGAAGCAAGTGGCAATGGTGGCGAACACACTCCACAACTTCCTCGAGTCAACCAACATCAAGTATGGTAAGGAGCTCTTCGTACCCCAGAAGATCTTTGTACAGATCTTCCATCAGCACTGCCAAGCAAACAACCTCGGAAAGCAAAAGTTCAACCCAGACTTTTATGTTGGACCATTTAGTTCCAGAGACATTGAAGTTCGGAATGTTGAGGTGACATACAATGGTGACTATTACCCTGCACAACCTGTCATCTACGGTGTCGATGTAGTGATCGATAGTGCAAGCTTTTCTAAGGACTTTTAAAAAAAATCGTGACCAATAGTAATATGAGCCAGTCTGTCAAAGAATTTGTCAGGCAGTCTGGTGTTGAAGTTCGAGCATCTAACTCCAACTCAAATGATGACAATTTTGTCAGAGAACTCGAAGAGACCATGCTCCGAAAAGAGCGTGAGCGTGCTGCGGGATTTCGTACACCCCCCAGACCGGTTCCCCGACAGGTCCAAGTTCCTGTTCGTCTTCAACGAAACCTTATCAATGATAGAACATATGAAGGTGCTTTCAAACAATTTGAAAATAATGCATCTTTAGACAATGAGTTTTCTGATCTCAATCTCAACTCCAATAACCTCAAAACCCTCTTTAGCTCACTTGAATTCAGTAAGTTTAATCCAGGTATGTTCAATGCTGGTGTAGATTCGGGGTTTGGATCAAAGGAAACTGTAGTAGACCTCAAAAAAATCCTTATGAAGACACCCCTAACTAAAACACCCATTGGTGAGGGTCTTTATCTGGACACGAAAGAGATTCGAGGTATTTATGGGCAATTTAAGACTGGATTTTCCCATACTAGAGAATCTGGTCCCAAAGGTGGTCTGAATAAGAACTTCTTCAGTACACAGATCATGTTGACACTCTCCAATGATATGGAGAGTAAAGGTGTTACAGTTAACATTTACCGAAATGGTAAGATTCGCTTTTCGGGTGGTTTTGTTGGTACCAACATCACTAACCAACCCGAACTTATCCGTCGTTTCGTTGTCGATAGGTACACCGACAAAAAATCATTCTTCTATAATCCCTTCATCTATAACAATCTCAGTGGTCAATTCAGGATTAATGGTCAATTCAAAAGTTTGGCAATGATCGCACAGAGGCAAATGATGTATGGTATGTCAAAGGCATCTTATGAACCTGAACTTACACCCTTCCTCTACGCACCAATCGAAAATGCGACTCTGATTCTATCGCAGAGTGGTAATATTCAGGTTGTGGGTGCGAAAAACCCTGGGGATATGCTTAAGGGATATGATATTGCCAAGGATTTCATGGAAAAACTCGATAGGGATAATCAAATTGATGTGACTGGTGTATTTGATAAGGGTACAAAACTAAAGTCTAGGACAAAGACTAAGGCTAAGGCTAAGACCCCCACCGAACCTAAAAGAAAATACACAAAGCGGGTACTTACCACGAACCAAGCGAACGCTCTCATGCTCAACTCTGAAATGTGTGCACGCATGAAGAAACCTGAACTCATCGATCTCGCGAGACGCATGGGTGTCGTGAATTTTAGAACCAAGGTAAGTGATGGTTCTCGGGTTGCGACCAAAGGTGAAATATGTTTGAGAATCAAGAATAGGACTGGTAACAAGATTACGTTCAAGAATGTGAACAAAAATAAAAATGTTCCACTCTCTGGATCTGGAAACACATTCAAGCTTGGTCGTAAGATATGTGGAGACATGAAGAAGGATGAGCTTCTCCGTATCGCGGCGATTCTCAAAATCAAACCTGACGTGAAGGAGACCAAGATGACATTGTGTAAGAAGATCGAGCAAGTCAGAAATAACCTTGCTAAGCCCAAGCCTAAGTCTCCACCAAAGCCACCTGCACCAACGAAGAGGCAAGTACAGCGTACCGATGCGAATGCGAAGCGTGATGTGAAGAAGGGTGAAGTCATGAAGAAGAGGGGTCTTGACGATAACTCCATCCGAAAGGATCTCACCAAGCTTTATGGTGACAAGTGGATAAAGAGGTACAAACCCAACCTCAATCAAGATGTCCGCAACATGAAGACGGCGCTCAACACCATCAACAAGAAGAATAAGACTGGTGTCGCTTTCAAAAAGGATATAGATGTGGTAAAGAAGAATGTTGTCAGTCGTTGGAAGATGCAGAGAAAGCGTGAACTTGAAGCGAAGTATCTCATGAACACTGTGAGTGTTAATGGTATCGCGTTCAACCTTAGGAACAACTATCGTCGTGCAGCTGCCAACTATATCATGAACAAAAAGACACCCCCCTCAAACAAGAAGATGGTGGAGTACAGACAATATTGGTTGAAATTTAGAGCCAATGCTAATTCAAATAAGAGTGCTAAAGGAATTAATCGGACAGTTAGAGCTCGGGTTGAAAAAATGTAAGAGTGAAATGATAAACTTGAGGATAACAAGCTGATCATACCGGTATTTGAATTAAAGTGTTATTCATAGTCGTGAGTGATGCACCACATAATACAGCGCATACCATGATGTATGATAAATCCCACCACCTACGGCTAAAAGTAATTACTGGTAATATGGTAATTAAATACATACCGTGACCTGATATTGGGGCAATAGATATAGGTCTTTCAGAATGAACTGCAATTGTACTTGCTATAATAAAAATAAAATCTATTATATCAATTATTCTTAGTAAATTGAAGAGTTTAACAAAAGATATAACAAGAGCCAATCTAAAACCTATTTGTACACTCTTATTATATTTTACTTCAACTACGTCAAAACGGACTCTTGTCAGAGTTTGTGGTTCGACTATCACTGGTGGAGGAATTTCTTGGTTGAAGGCTATAGCTACGGAGCCATCAGGTCCTTCAACTACGAGGTGTCTAGCCCCCTCCATAGACTTAATACCTATACAACTTTATTGTTTAAGTTCTCTGTAAAGTGTGAAAATTGTAAAAAATGAAATCGCAAATAATATATAAAGTAGATTTTGTGGAATAACAATAAATTCATTTAAGAGTTTCAAATCCTCTTCGTCAAGTTTACTTTTAAATTTATGTAAGTGTTCCAATAAGGTGTTTAAGACCTTTATCGCTAACAGCAACATCACAGCACTAATAATGATAAAAGCTATGTTATACATTACATCCCCTTTACCACGATAAAATCGAGATAAACCCAATAGCGCGAGTGATAAAGATACGTACCCACCGACATTAGCTAAACCCCTCTGGGCTAGGGCGATTAGTTCTTTGAACTCGGAATTCATTTATAATTTAATAACATTTAATTTTACGGTTGACTAATTTAGTGGGTTCAGCAATTTGTTTGAGATGAATAGTATGATACGAAAAATCGTATTTTGGAAATGTTTCTTTAATTTTATTAGAAAGTAGACTAGCCTGAACTATGTAAGGCATACCAGTACACACCGATGTTCGTTCAATTCCGAGAAGACTATCCTCCATTTGAACAAATTTCTTTAGCACTTCACCACCAACGCCATCCTTGTGCATCCTGATGTACATTCCCTTAGACGCACCATCACTGACATGAAAATTTTTAGAACCCTCAACTTCCTCAGACTTTGTGCGTCTCTCATACATGAGCGCCAAAAGTACGAGGGCTACGAGGATGTAGATCATTCTTTACTATTTAGACTGAAATTAATTTCGAGAGGTCGGCAACCTTCTGCATGATGTTTTGGAACTTGTACACAGAGTCAACCTCCGAGGGCTTTATGATTTCCAATTCAATTTGGTAACTCGCCTCCTCCTCTGAATCCATATCCACATTGTCACCCGAAGAGATGGTCATATCAATACTGAGGTTCTTGCGCACGAAGGAGTGTCTGGTCTTGGTTCGCTTCCGGTCCATTTCATACTCACCAGATGTGGGAATCTCTCTCGCCACACAAAAGCGCACGTCGAGGGGGTCACACTTGAAGTCTTCCTTGATGACACTGATTTTTTGAATCATAGTCTGCTCACCAGATTCCTCATCAGAGGTGATGCGAATGTTGTTGCTGTCACTGTAGTATACGTCAGAGGTGCTACTCTTGACACTTTCCCACCCCTTATACTTCTTCAGACCACTGAGGACGCGTTTCCATGTATCCTTCCCGACGTTGGTATCAAAGAGGGCGCCGTTATGCTTCCCTAGGCGAATCTCAACTTCGACATCTCCTTCAGCCTTATGGGCTTCGAAGATGGGGAGTACTTTCTCGGCAATGGTTTGAGCGTTCATCTTAACATTTAGAAAACGCGTCTTTCTCTTAAGTGTTTTTTATACATAACATTTAATGAAGGGGCTCGAAAATCATGGGAACACATGCTACTTCAACACAGCGCTACAGTGCCTGTTGTACATCCCAGCCCTGACAAACTATTTCGTATCCAATTCATACACCGGGGATTGTATGTTCACGAAGGAGTACTCAAACCTCGTGAAGACCTATTGGACCAAGGGTCAGGATAAAGTTGATATAAATCCACTGCTCACCCACTTTCGTGAGAAGTTTCCAAGATTTGGAACAAAAGAACAACACGATGTACAAGAAGCAATTCTGTGCATCATTGACATCCTAGAAACCTCAAGACCTGAAATCAAACCATGGTTTTATGGAAAGAAGATACAAGAAACTATTTGGCCCGGGGGGAAGTCATCGAATGAAGAAGAGTTCAGTGTTCATTTGATAACCTCGGAAGGGGATGATATGGGAGAGATGTTATCTAAAAGTACTGACTGGAATACACTAGAGCAATTTGAGGACACGGAGGGGAAGGTGCATCACGTTGCCACAACGCGTATGCTCTTCTCAAAACTTCCTCAAGTTTTTATGATTTCATTTGATAGAAAAAGTCATGTAAAAATTATTGAGAATATCCTGATTGATAAATACGAATACAATCTCATATCATGTGCAGTGCATATCGGACATCAAAATGATGGACATTATGTGGGTTTGGTGAAGAGACGCAATAAATGGTTTTTAGCAGATGATGAGAGTATTCGAGAACACCCACTCCCTGAGGAGGCTGGTTATTATTTCATGGTCTACAATCTAAAAACTCCTTCATCTGAATATTCTCCTTAATATTCACGATAGTTCTGTAAAAGGTTCTCCGATTATTGGGGTGGTTCTTATCCGTCCTCCTCTTTAGGGGTTTCCACCACATTGGCTCTTCCCATGTGACGTACTTACACTCCACAATGGCTCCATCCTCGAACCAAGGTTCATCATCGATGCGATTAAATGGAATTTCACTCTCAAAAAACATCTTCCCCTTTTCCTGTACATACAGTCTCCACGCAGGTGTACCAGCTTTAAATCCAGGTGTTTCTCTCGAAGGTTCTCTCTTCATGAGAAAGTCCACTGTATTCTTCTCTTGTGGTTTCCATTTGAACATCGTCTCATGTGTACCGATGCGTATAGGTTCATTCACTGGTGTGAACACAAGTCCATCTATTTTTTGTGTAACCTTCGGGAGATATTCATCCATAAACATCCGAAAATCCCTCATGTGATGAAACGTCTTACACTTGAGACGATATGTATCAGACTTCATATAAATGATAGACTTCATGAGAGTCTTTGAAGCTTCTAGTCGTTCCCTCAGGTTTTTGTTCCACACGGATTCACCAGCGACATACACGGCGTCATACACCATAAGAGTTCCTTCGTAGAGTTCACCATCAAGGATGGTTCCGTCATAGGCACTCTTTTTGAGATTGATAGGTACCTCAAACATGTTAAAAGCCCGATTTACAAATAGACATCTCTTTTTCCCTTCGTACATGAGGGCAACCATCATGTGTCGCTCACCATCCGTCTTTTCACAAACAAGGTAGTCACCCCCCTTGAGGATCGGAAAATGTTTATGTTCGATAGAGATGGGTTGTGGACCCGGGAAATATTCCTTACTCCCCCAACGAGCGTGGATAAAGTCTATGACGTATTTGTGAAGTGGGGTGGACATATTATATATTCAACCTTAAACTTTAATTTACTTTGACACCAGCAGCATTCAAAATATTACTGATACATTCATGTGTATATGTTTGGGTCAACTTAGCTGCTGTAAATGCGTAAATTCGTACACCTTGTTGTAAAAGTTTTTGAAACATATCGGAACTGAGTTTCCAAGTTCCTGTCTTTTTATCCTTGATATGTTTAATGACATTTTTTGTAATCATCATCCAAGCCTTGGGATCGGTGGAATCAACTTTATAGATATCTTTGGAAACTGTTTTACCTACTACAGTATCAAAGTGAAGACCCATTTGAGCGATTGGTTCGGTCGAATTTTCACGGACCTTTTTCTTGAAGAGATCCCAGTCGATTCCATCCTTTACACCTGGAAGTACGAGACATCCCACACCATCATGTGGTTCAAAGAATTGTTTGATTGACTCATCATCTACATGGATTCCGAAGTCCACGAAAATGATACGCTCATGTGTCTTCATACAACTTCGAATCATTTCAATCTTTTCGAGTGTATCGTCATTCACATATACAATTTTATTATCAACATTCCTTTGTAAACACTGCATATTTAATCTAAGAACAGTGTGAAGTGTCTTCACATGACACGATTTAGAACGCGTGACTAAGATAGTAATAAGCTTCATACAACAGTGTGCACTCTAAACCTTAAGCCTATCATTGAGACACGCCGTGAATGGAAGATTTCCAACATGACCAAGGGTAGTATTTACATCGGCATAGATTTTACCACCGGCTTGTTGCCAACGGCGACAGAATGCATAGTCTTCTGACAAGTATCTACGGTTTACTGGGTCGATCATACAATCGAAGCATGCGTGATAGTCATCGAAATCACGATTCTGGTGGTCATTCTTACACCACAAGTCTGGGAATTTTTCTTCGAGTGTCTTGAATACTGACCGTTTAATCATCATGAATCCCGTGGGTCCATCAAGAATCTCGATAAAACCATCTTGGATAGGACGGTTATTGGCGCCAAAATTAATCACAAGACTCGAGGAGAGCATTGACATGTCTCGATCGTCACCCTTTTTAACGGCTTCGGCGGCTTGATCCCACATCACAACTTTCTTGGGGTAACACGCTACAGATATATCATGTCCAGACTTGATAAGTCTCAATACAGCCTCTGGCTCAAAATGAACATCTGCGTCGATGAACATGAAAAGATCACAGTCCGTTTTTTGCATAAAACGACCTACGGCTACATTACGGGCGCGGTGAACGAGAGATTCATTTTCAGTTGTATCGATATAGAGTTGAATTCCTTCTTTTATTAAAAGTAATTGAAGTCTAATCACACTAGTCATATACTTTTCCAAGCATAATCCACCATAACAGGGTGTAGAAAGAAAAACCCTCACCATATACTTGATTTATCCTTTACCCTCTAAGTGTTTTTTAATAATCATCTCAATCTTGTTTAGTGTCGGAATAGACACAGAACATTTATCACACATCTCATTTTTCGTAACCCTATCACCTAAAATATTGTAAATGATCGCAGACGCTACGCTATTCGGTGTCTTACTCATTAAATCTACACAATCCTCGGTAGCATTACACATTTTGTTACATCGTAAACGATCCTCTCGTGTTATATCGAATGAATTCAACAGTCTTTGCATGACATCAAACGCCTTCGTCACATAATTCTTCTTCACTGCTGCACCTAGGATATTATCTTTAAAAATTTGAGTTGTTCGACTCACATCCTTCGATTGTATCCCAAACATATCCGCAACTTCCTTAGTTGTACGCGGGATCTGAGCCATACGACAGGCGTAAAGCACACAGTTTGCTTTGATACCTAATCTTACAGCACCTCGTGTAAGTTTCTCATCATTGAATTTTCTGTACATCATCTTCGCATCTTTCAGAACTGAATCAGGTAACATATGACACGCTTCATCGATATCTTTGTATGCATGGAACAGTGATCGATCCTTATGATTCATAGACATGTGAAAATTAATCTTCGCCATTCGTTTGTTTTCATAAGTAGAACCACGTTGTGTGGCGATAATAGTTCCTTTCCCCCAATTTTGTGAGAATAATTCGGGGTTTGCATTCGGATTTCCGCACCGCGAGGGGTCATTTACCTTTCCACCATCCGTCACTCCACTCGTCCATTCCGCTGTATCATCTATAAAATACGAGTCTACGAGACCACAACTTGAACATGTGGGTAATCCTTCTCGTGTAATAACTTTAACTCCTGAGCATTCGATGCAAAAATTTCTATTTACTGTTTTTTCTTCGTTTTCTTTTGGTAATAGGGTGTCCAATTCGGACCATATAGTTTCCAGCATTCTTTTGAATTTGGTACCCTTTTTTAGATTTTTTAAAAAACGCATCACTGACTTAGGCGTCTAACCCTCGTTTCAATTGCATCAATCGTTTCTTTGAAACTCTTTCCACCTGAAGTGGATGGTTCCCACGCGTTCCATTCTCTATCAATCGCTTCATGACCTGGGGGTAAAGGGATATCTTGACCTACGACTTCACTATCAGATACAACGAAACCCTCTAGATCAGACTCTCCATCTTGACCTTCGTCATAAATATCACTATCACTATCTTCAATGTCTATTTCTGAATAAAATGCAAACATGTTATTACCAATTGCTTTTATCTCAAGATCTTCAAAAGTCGTCCCACTTGGGTGGTGTTCGAGAACACTTTCATATGGGGCTGGAGAAAGGTCCCCTCCGTCTAATTTGTATACACAAGCATTTTTGTAAAATTGTTCTGTGGGATTGAGATATCTCAGGCCAAGAGTTCTACCAGTATTCATTCCAACCACCCCGTACATTTCGTCTTCAATCCCGTCTTCATTTACTAATAGTTTAAGTATATCATCCTGAATTATTTCAGAGGGCACAATCATGCTTAGAGTTTTTACACAAAAAATATTCAGGGATAATAGCACAGATGAAAGTTATTATTTATTCGAAGGAGGGTTGTGAGTACTGTGACCACGCAAAGGCACTATGTGAGTCTGAGGGTTTGTATTACGAGAAGGTGATGATTGAGAAGGAGGCATTAAAACAATTATGTGATGGATCTGTTACAACTTACCCTCAAATATTTATTGACGAGCGTCGTATCGGGGACTACTTCAAATTTCAAGAATATATAGAAGATGAATACGAACCAATCCTAGCACCTACACTCAATAGATTCACTGTATTTCCCCTGAAGTATCCTGAGCTCTGGGAACTCTACAAGAAGGCTCAGATGTCCAATTGGACTGCTGAAGAGGTGGACCTCTCTAAAGACCTCGACGACTGGACTACTCTAAACGATAACGAACAAAAATTCATAAAGTATATCCTGGCATTTTTTGCTGGTTCTGATGGAATTGTTTTTGAAAATATCAATAACAATTTCGCCGATGAGGTACAAATCTCCGAGGCTCGTTCATTCTATGCATACCAATGCCACAACGAAATGGTTCATGGGGAGACCTACTCTAAACTTATTGATAAATACATCAAAGATGGTGCGGAAAAGAAACAACTTTTCGAAGCTATCCAAACTGTCCCCTGCATCGAGCGAAAGGCGAATTGGGCTCTCAAGTGGTTCGATACCAAAACTCGTTCTTTCGCTGAGCGTCTCTTCGCGTTCGCATGTGTAGAGGGGATCTTCTTTTCTGGAAGTTTTTGTGCCATCTATTGGCTAAAGAAAAGAGGACTCATGCCCGGTCTCTGTTTTAGTAATGAGCTCATCTCCCGAGATGAAGGGCTTCACCAGGAGTTTGCAGTTGAACTCTTCAAACTTTTACGCAATAAACCATCAACAGAAGTTATCCACTCCATCGTGAAGGAAGCCGTTGAAATTGAAAAGGGTTTCATCATCGATGCACTCCCATGTAACCTTATCGGTATGAACTCAGAGAAGATGGCTGAATACATCGAGTATGTCTCTGACCGCCTCCTCAAACAAATTGGTCAACCCCCAATTTGGAACTCTAAAAATCCCTTTGACTTTATGGAAAATATTAGCCTTGATGGTAAAACAAACTTCTTCGAGAAGCGGGTGGGGGATTACGGGAAGATGGATGACACATCAGACGATATTGGTTTTGATGAGGAGTTCTAAAGTTAAATATTTTACTATCAATTTATCCAAATTGACTGTAGAATACAATTGTTTTAAAAAATATTTAATCGAACATACTTCCAGCTGAGTCCAAACCCATAGGCTCCAAGGTGTGACCACTGTCAGTAAACTCGAGTTGGGGTTCACCGAAGCCAGGTTCAGCGTCGGGGGCGTCAACCATTTCGACTGCTGGGGCGAAGACAACCTTCTTACCCTTCTTGGAGCCACCACAACCACACCCACTCTTCTTTTTCACCCCACCACTCTTCTTGAGGTTCATCATACCCCAAACAATGAGGACGAACACCAATGTGTGGACGAGGAGACCGAGGGTCGAGGGGCAACCTGTGGGGGTCGCGATCCAAGAACCTAAGACTCGCCTGATGAGACGGAAAGTCTCAGGGTTGGCGACAATGAAAAATGTCATACCAGAAATGAGGGAGATAATAAGCTTCTCCTCCTGCTTTTTTCCGTTACAGCCGCAGCCGCAATCTTTAAATAGACCCATGATTACTTTTGTTATATGTTGACAAAAAAAATACACTTAAAGTCGAGTCCCGTAGTATAAATATAACCACCAAACAATGTCACTCTCTATTCAACAATCTACCGAATTCTCTGCTTCCTCTGTGCAGTTCTCGAAACTTCGTAAAAACAAAAATGGCGGCAAGGCCGTCTACCTCAATGCCGGCGACAACAAGAAACTCTACATCCAGTTCCCATTCATGCGTTCCCCTTATGGTTTGAGTGCCTTCACTGACGAGGGTACTGGACGCACATCCTATTCCCTTGATCTGTCCTTTGACCCCGATAATACGGAGGCTATGGATCTTCATGAAAAACTCAAGGAACTCGACGATATTATCGTGAACACCGTCGCTGAGAACTCTAAGGAGTGGCTTGGTAAGGAGTTCAATGTCGCGGTTCTCAAAGAGGCACTCTACAAACCCATGGTTCGCCCCGGTAAGGAACAATACCCTTCAACTATCAAACTCAAGATCCTCACCAAACCCGATGGTACCTTTGTACCAGAGGCATATTCGATGCAGAAGCAACCTGTCACCCTCGACACCATCGAGAAGGGACAGAAGTGTATGGCTATCGTTGACCTCAATCAGATTTGGTTCATCGATAACAAGTTCGGTGTAACCATCCGACTCCAACAGACTCTCTTAGAGCAGTCAGTCAAACTCCCTTCATTTGCCTTTCAGGGTCTAAACCTCCCCGAAGATGATGTTGAGGATGAGATTGAGGAGGTTGATGAATAAATATTTTCAAATTATATACACTTTAAAAATTCCATATTGGTAAGATTAATTAATTTTCTTACGAATATAATAATGAATCTCGGTTTAGTAAATGTTAACAATGAAATTAACTTTGATGGTCCAATTCATATCGATGTGTTTAAATGTGATGGATGTATTCCCAGAACCGTTCAGGAAAATGTCTCTATCAATCTGGGACATGATAAAGCTGTGCACACAGATTTTGGTGCGGGGATGAATGGATGGTTGACTGGAGGTCAGTGCAGTCTTGGTGACGAATGTGTCTGTCAAAATACACGAACCCTAAATAGAGGGTGTTCTATATGTAAGGCAATCATCCACGAAGGTGAGTGTATGAGGATTCATAAAAATCAGGAACTCAATAAAGAAAAAATACAATGGATGAAATCGAATATCGAAGTTGTCGCCAAACATTACAAAAGTTTGAGAAAAAGGGGTGTTCTCACAGACGAAGCCTATGTTGAGTGTATCGACAAACTACAAAAATATGTAATGTAATAGTATCATGAACGCTACCCTAAAGAAAATACTCAGGGGTAAGAAGGCGTGTGCCCCTGCGTCCCATCTCTGGTTGAAAAAGAAAGATGGAACGATGACCAAGGGAGCCGTAAAAATTGGTGAAGGTGATTATGGAAAGGTATATCGTGGGTGTATCGATGATAAATGTGAGAAGTACATCGTCTACAAAGAAATTAGGACACCTTCGTTGCGTGAAAAAAACAATGACGTGCCACTTGCAAAGTACAAAAAGGCACTCGATGAAATCAACCCAAAAATGGAGTACACGATTGCGAAAAAGTTGGAAGGCTTTGATGTTCCCAAAATGTACTTGTATAAGACATGCGACAATAAAGACATTCTCTATTCTGAATACATCAAGGGTAAGGAGTTAGGTGAATGGTTATGGAACCAACCTAGTTTAGAGTCGATAAAATCAGTTATGGCGCAGGTGATATATAATCTGTACCGCATTCAACAGAAGTATCCAGGATTTAGGCATCACGATCTCCACACTAGAAACATTTTGGTGCGTCGAGTTCCCAAGAAGGATATTCAAATTAATTTGAAAGATAAAAAATACACTCTTTCGAATGATGGATTTGAGGCGGTCATGATTGATTTTGGATTTTCAGTATTTCCTCGAATTAAGAATCCCCTCATCAATCGGGATAATTACATAAATATAGGAATTTCTAGAAAGTCTAACAAGTTTTATGATTTACACTATTTCTTGAATGGAATATACGGACTAGTTCGTCAACCACGTACAAAAACCGAAAATACAATTAGAAATTTCATTAAAACGCTTTATCCTCAGGAGTACCTTGCACGTCGTTCAGCTGTGGTGAAGAACTATCGATTACGTGGTGTGAAATTTATCGAAAAACCCATGGTTACCGTCAAAAATACAAAACCACATGAAGCATCGATTCCAAGCTTCGAGACCGTCCTATCAAAACCATTCTTCACTGGTGAAACAGCACTACAAAAAGCAATCCCCGTGGTAAAAGTTAAATCTATGATTAAGATTGTAGCTCCTAAACCAAAAACGCCAGTCAACCAAAAAGTAGCGATGGCTCGTGCGATTGCGGTGATGAAGGCGAAGCCAAGACCTGTTGTCCGCCGAAAATAAATGTATAGGTATGATATAAAACAATGCTCGCGTTCATCATTCTCGCACTGATCAATATCATGATTCTTCTTCAGACCAAGAAGACCTCCAGTGGTGGTGGTAAGGGTTGGACTGTTTACGGGACCATGGGTTGTGGTTGGACTCGTAAGCAGTTAGAGTATATGAAAAAGAATGGTAAGTCACACACCTTTGTGGATTGTGACAAAGGTGGATGTGATGGCATGGATGCCTTCCCTACCTTAAAGCACCCCAATGGTGAGATCATCGTTGGGTACAACGAGATTTAAATACCTCTCACAATCTGGAGAGAAACGGCGAGGATAAAAGCATCCATCAGGGTGTTGATGGGTTTGAGGACGGTGATGTGCTTCACGAGGGAACGGTTCCACACGATACGGAGTAAGAATGTACTGATGAGAATGGAGAGCACGAAGGTGAGAAACTCCATGAGTGCGTCGGATCGAGTCTCGGCCTTAGTTACTTCTTGAATCATTTATTACATACGGATATTTTTTTCTAATTAAACTATAAATGAAGGGACTTCTCCCTCTGAGTGGATCCGAAAGTAAGTTCACAAACAGGCGTTGGGGAACGACGACTGGTATTGGAAACAATAATTGTTACGCCTATGCGGTGGGTGACTATGAAGCGTATAGATGGCAAAAATCTATTCCTGGTGATCGTTCTGGGATGTCAAATAGGAATCATACCTATACGCACTGCACCAATCTCCCCAAGCGTGTCGTATCGGATAATCCCAAGAGGGTCTATAAGGTTGATGGAAATGAAAAGTGTAAGAAGGGCTACTACAAGGTGATGATGTTTGTGTCGCCTGGGCGTGCTAAGAATTACATCCGCCGAGGTGATTTTCATTTTTACAAACAACATGGAGTTGTGGAATACAAAGTTAAGCCTAATGACACCATCTCTTCTGTTGCTAAGTTTTTCAAAGTACCCGAGTCGCGTGTAAAGAGGGGTGGTCAATTCAAAATAGGTAAACGTGTAGTCTTTAAGGCGAATGTATTCAGTCACAAGCGTGGGTGGGCAACTGGACCACTTCTGACTGACGCCAAGGGTAAGGCTATAGGAGATCCTCGCAAAGCTTCCAGGGATTACCCTGGGCTAAACTATGAAAAGTATTGTAGTTCATTCTGCGTGAAAAACACTGGGATCAAAGTCGGTCAAACCCATCCCAAGATCCGATAGAATGCTTTCTATATCGGGTAAATTTTCGACATCAAAGTTGATATCAAATAGGTTTAAGACGTCCAAAATAGATTCTTCGTTCAAGGACACAGAGTTTGCCTCTGCTGTGTAATTGTTTTGAATCGTCACTGTAATTTTAAACGGAGAAGCATCAAACACTTTTCTACAAGTTGGGCATGTATTCTTACCTCGGTCTTTCCATCCCTGTAGACAGTGGGAATGAAATATATGTCCACATCGGATCGGAGGATTTGTCCTCGTCGATCGGACTTCACCGAGACATATAGAACACGTCGACATTCTATAGAGAGATTTTAAAGTTTTTTCCGTGATTTAGCTCAGTTAGTAGATATCGGGAATCTTGAGAAGGGGTACGTTGCAGTTGTTGCAGTCTTTCTTACCCTGCAGGTCTTGCACCTTGGAGAGGAGTTGGGGACCTTGCGTCTGGAGAAGTTTGCGGTATGAGTAGTTGTCCTCAAAAGTGATGTTGTTTTGCTTCATCACATAGTTGTTGAAAAGTTGGGCGGAAGAGTTTATGGTGAAACACCGACCATCGGCCATACCAAGTCGTTGAGACATATTGTTATTATAAAACTAGAAATTAATTTGTCTGTTGGTGATCGTTTGCATCCAAGATTTGAATCCCTTCTCTCTGAGATCTTTAATTAATGGTGCACACCTGTACCCCAGGTAAATATCAAAAACATCGGTCTCCTCTGTACGAGATACCCTAATCTCAGGGTTCTCATTTATGTGCTGGTTGATGATGTTGTAGGCGAATGCAATTTCCTTGAGGGTCTCGGCACCTGTGATGATAATTTTACCTGTGCTGAAGATACTGCATGTGATTTCCTTCATGTCTTCTGAGGGTTTGAATTTAATCTTCACTGCAGAATACCTATCTGGTTCGAAAGAAACTTTGAAGATGTCATCGTACTCTTCGAACCAATTAGCTACTTTCATGAGGTTGATATTGTAGTTGAGACTGAAGTTGGAGTTAATCATAACGACACGGAAGGTGTCAGTGGATATGCTGTCAATATCCATATTGAGGAATTTTTTGAAGATATACACAAGCTGTGTGATGACACGCTTACAATCAAACAGGTCACAGCAGCCCGCAACCTGTATACTTCCGTTGGGAAACACCTTGACAGACTTAGTACTGTAATTATCATGATAGGACAAGGTCACCTGATTGTAAAATGTCGTTGGCTTCAATTTCCATTCAAATCCTTCCGTGTTCGAACCATCGCGTCGCAATTTGTAAGACCCAATTTCCTCGAAAATACTTCGTAGCTTTTTAATATCGATCTCACGCTTGAAGCTGGATATCATGGTGATTGTCGTAACCTTTACCCACGAAGGACGGGTCTCCTCTGGTAAATTTTTTCGCATCTCATCGAGGGTCAGGAGGTATGAAAAACTATCGTTTGCAATAGATGAGTACATCTTTGAACATACTTTTTGCAAATGGAAATGATCCACTTAGGTTTAAAGAAAGCAAGCATTCTTTATGTAATGACCTCTTTCCTCAAATCGGCTAAATCTATACATGATGTAGAATCTGACCTGGCATATGTTGAAATCGTTTATGAGAGTTATAAAAAGGGAAAGGGGTATACAACATTTACCGATTATATGAACACTAGTCCATTAGGGGACTGGACATTTATTCAATCAGGTAAACAGTCTATTCAATATGAAAAGTTTCTTGATACTATGGTCTCTAAGAGTATTGAGGTGCGGCAACGCATGGCAGAACTTGCACTCGACAATGTTCTAGCCTATGAACAAAGTGATCGTAACTATATTCGTATCGCGCACGCCACTAAGATTCTGGATCCAACATTCCAACCACCCCGTGTAAATATGGAGAGTGCTTGGCAGATGGAGTTCATCAAGAAGTTTTGTAAAAAGGTTGTTCCGAATGTTATTGAGCAGTGTATAAATAAGTCACGTCTCGAGTACTTCTTCAATATCTTGCGTATACTAGAATTAGAGCAATGAAAAATAGAATGATAAAGAGTCCGATGTATGACATTCTCTGTTTTTTGGAGACACCAACCTTCACTTGCCTCCTATCACAAGTGAATCCGGTATCGATGTTACGTTGGGGACGCACCTTCTTATTAATGACACAGGGTTCAGTCTCATCCACACAGAGACCAACACTACAGAATACACTCTTCTTATCATTGAACATGTTTACATCAGGGACTACTTCCTGAAAATCAGCAAAATCACCCGTCTGTCGCACACCTCCTGGAAGGGAGAAGTCGTGTGTGACAAATGGATTCACATCATTGATCGCATCTTCATCATCGAGCATAAACTTACTCATAATTAGTATTAGTTCAGATTATAATTTTTACTCTTCATTTTATAGCGATGTTCTTCCCACATCTGATCTAGGTCAACATTCAACATGTGTGCCAACTGAAAGAGATAACTAAATACATCTCCCATTTCCATCATTACATCCGTACCCCTCTCCTTCTTGAGGTTTTGTTTTTTGAATGTTTTCTTATACTGTCTGATAGCGGATGCAAGCTCTCCAAACTCCTCTGTCAGGAGAAGCCATACTGTATCTACAGCAGCTCGATCCCAACCCTTGGCCCTACACACTTTCTCAGTTTCGCATTTGTAGTAGTTCAAGCTCATTACTTACTACTTCTTGAACCAGAATCTTTAATTGATTCCGATCTTGGTGTTGATGTCAAGTTTTTTCCCGACGGTACTGGTATTTATTGGTTGGTCCATGAGTGTACGTGTCGAATCAATATCATTCGCGTATGCGATATACTGGGACACACCAGTCTGAATCTGAGAAATAGCCGTGTCAATCACTTTAGTGTTCATGTATTTCACCTGTTCATTGACCTTCCTATAGTGATCACCAGAGTTGTTTATGAACACGACACGCATGATCGCATACAAATCATCAGGGTTTTGATAATCTATGGCAATGCCGCTCCTGTTCTTGAAGGTCTGACGGATACCTCGTTGAAGAATATTCTTATTGAAATCCGAAAAAAAGAGGATGTTCAGTGGAGTCTCACACTGCTGAAGAGAATCGAGGTGGAGATTGTCACACATTTAATATATCCGCCGAAAAAAATTGTGTGTAAATAGTAAATGGTGAACTTCGCTGACTTCAATGAAGTATATAACAACAAACCCCAAAATGTTGAGGAAATTCCCTGCAAACCCCCAGCCTGCTTCGTTGGTTCTTACCCTCCAGTGGCCAAGGCTGGTGAGATGGGTCCATTCTTCGTGAACACCTACCTTCTCCAACCTAACCGAAAGTTTGAGACTTTCGGAACTGTTTCTGTGCGAAGTGGTGATCTTGATTGCAAGAAGTAAGTTAAAAATAAAAATTGAAGAGAATGTATATGAAGGTCACTAAACGCTCAGGTCGTATTGAGGATATGAAATTTGATAATGTCACCAATAGGATCAAGAATTTAACATACGGACTCTCTGAAAAGTGTGACTCTACCAAGGTTGCTCAGCAGGTATTTTCATCTCTATATGACACTATTACTACCCAGGAAATTGATACACTCTCCGCTGAAATATGCATCGGTATGATCACATCCGACCCTGATTATGAAACACTCGCAACACGAATTGTCGCGAGTAACATCCAGAAGGTATGCCCTAACAACTTTCACCTCGCCATGCGCAAACTTCACAAGGCTGGTGTAGTAACAGATGAGATTGCTGAAGTTGCACAACATGTTAAGGGTACTATTAACCCTGACCGTGATTTCGATTTTGGGTACTTCGGTCTTAAAACTCTCGAAAAAAGTTACCTCCAACGCGTTGATGGTAAACTCGTCGAGACCCCCCAGTATATGTTCATGCGTGTCGCTATTGGTGTACATGGCACCGATGTACCCTCTGTAATTGATACATATGATAAGATGTCACGGGGTCTTTTCATCCACGCCACACCGACATTGTTCAATGCTGGTACACCCCGACCCCAGATGTCTTCATGCTTCCTCATCGCCAACAAGGAAGACTCCATCGATGGTATATACGGGACACTCACAGAGTGTGCTCAAATTAGTAAATGGGCTGGTGGTATCGGTATGCATATCCATGACATTCGCGGCAACAAGTCTCGAATTAAGGGGACAAACGGTCAATCTGATGGTATCATCCCAATGCTCAGAGTGTTCAATGCCACAGCACGGTACGTGAACCAGGCTGGTCGTCGGAAGGGGTCTATCGCGGTCTACTTAGAGCCTTGGCATCCGGATATCATGGACTTCTTAGAGCTTCGTCTCAACCAAGGTGATGATGAGGCGCGTTGTAGAGACCTTTTCTCCGCGCTATGGATTCCAGACCTTTTCATGAAGAGGGTTGAAGAAGGTGGCAATTGGTCACTCTTCTGTCCAGACAGGGCTAAGGGTCTCTCTGATGTTTACGGGAAGGAGTTTGAGGAGCTGTACACCAAGTACGAGGAAGAGGGTCTTGCCAATGCGACTGTCCCAGCAGCTGAAGTGTGGAAGGCAATCCTCAAGTCTCAAACGGAGACTGGTACACCATACATGCTTTACAAGGATGCGTGTAACTCTAAGAGTAACCAGAAGAACTTGGGTGTCATTAAGAGTTCAAATCTGTGCACAGAGATTATTGAGTACACAGACAAGGATGAGACTGCTGTATGCAACCTGGCGTCTATCGCCCTTCCCAAGTATGTTGACAAGGAGGCGAAGACTTTTGATTATAAAAAGCTTCATGAAGTCACCAAGACTGTTACGAAGAACCTCAATCGTGTCATTGATCGGAACTTCTACCCTGTAGAGACTGCCCGGCGTTCCAACATGAGACACCGCCCTATTGGTTTAGGTGTTCAGGGTCTCGCGGATGTATTCATCCTGTGCGGTCTCCCCTTTGACTGTGAAGAGTCGCGTCTCATGAACGCCCATATCTTTGAGACTATGTACCACGCTGCTCTAGAGGCGAGTTCTGAATTGGCTGAAGTCAATGGTTCGTATGAGAGTTTTGAGGGGTCTCCAGCTTCCCAGGGTATTCTCCAACCCGATATGTGGGAGGGTGAGACCAAGTTCAGTGGTCGCTATGATTGGGACGCGATGCGTGAACGCGTGAAAACTAAGGGACTTAGGAACAGTCTCCTTTTAGCACCAATGCCAACCGCTTCCACTGCTCAAATTCTTGGTAACAATGAGTGTTTCGAACCCTACACCACAAACATTTACTTGAGACGCACTCTGGCTGGGGAATTCGTCGTGGTCAACAATCATCTGGTCAATGATCTCAAGAAGGTTGGGCTCTGGTCCAAGGAGATGAAGGATCTCATGGTTAAGGCTGGTGGGTCCATCCAAAATATCGCGGACATTCCTGAGGATATCAAGAAACTCTACAAGACTGTATGGGAAATTAGTCAGAAATGTATCATCGATATGGCGGCGGATCGTGGTCGTTTTATTGATCAGTCTCAGTCTATGAACCTTTTCATGGAAAGTCCCACAATGTCCAAACTCTCATCGATGCACATGTATGCATGGAAGAATGGTCTCAAAACAGGTATGTATTATCTTCGTTCAAAGGCTAAGGCTCGACCAATCCAATTCAGTCTTGAGCCAGATTGCGTCGCGTGTTCGGCTTAAAGTTTTGACATGTAAAAGAAGTAGAATACGACATGGACAACGCAATTGAAACTATTCAAATCAATCAATATAAACAACGCAAAATTGTCATCTCTACAAAACAGGGAACACCCTTACGTATTCAATTCCCCCGTATGTATATGCCATTCGGGGTATCAGGGTTCACTCCAGAAGTTGGTCCTACAAAATATAACATCGATTTCGCTATTAAGGGGTATGACGAAGATGATAACTACATGAAAAAGTTTTATGAATCTATCAAGAATCTTGAGAACAAAATCATCGATTCGGTTGTCGAGCAAAGTGAAGCGATCTTTGGTAGTACAATGACCAAAGAAGAGCTTATGCCTATGTTCAATTCAAATTTGAAGGAGGTACAGGGTCGTGAACCCAAGTTTCGTGTTAAGGTAGACACGGACTCAGATGACAATGTAAAAGCAAATGTGTTTAACGCAGACAAAAACCCTATGAATGATGAGGCGACTAATGGTCTCTATGCAAGAAATTCGGGACACGCTATGGTAGAACTTAACAGCGTGTATTTCTTGAACAGAAAGTTTGGATGCACTTGGAAACTGAATCAACTCGTAGTCTACGAGCCACAGAATCTTAAGGGATTTCAATTTATCATTTAGATTTATTTAAAAGCAAAATACTATAAACAGCCTGAGCCTCCTTAAGCAATTTACCCTGAATCTTGGTAAATTTCTTTGGGTCTATACCACATTTAATCTTAGCTATCTTCACAGAATCTTCCCACTTTGCGAGAGACATACTTACTTACTAGCTTTGATTATTTTTTTGTAGGTCTTGCTACCCTTCTTGGGGACCAGGCAGAAGGTCTCCTTCTTCTCAGCCTTCTCCTTCGCGAGCTCAATGAACGCCTGGAACTTGGGGTTGGACTTGAGCGACTTCTTCGCAGCCTTACTCGCAGCCTTGGAGATGATACGACCATCCTTCATCATCAACTCCTTCTTCATCAGACCACCAGCGGTCTTGTCAGCGTTGCCGTGGAAAACTTCAGCGCGGGAACCAATCATCTTTATCTTACGCTTTGAAAATTTTCCTGATGTCCAAGATTGAAATCTTTGCCGATGTCCTGTTGACAGGGATTTGTTTTTCAATTCGTTCATCGTTAAGCACTTTTGAACACACAATAGACTTATGCCCCTGGAGCGCGAGAATCTCTTCCTCAACACTCACAAAACGCGCACACTCTTTGTAGATTAGTTTCTTGACATACACCGATTTGGTTTGACCCGTCCTGTGACTCCTACCAATCGCCTGTAATTCCGTAGAAGGATTCCATGAAGGTGCCGTAATATAAACGCGTGTCGCTTCCTGAAGATTCAATCCTTGCCCCCCAGCTTTGATTTGGATAATGAAGACTGCACCCGGGGCAGCCTTTTTGAAACCCTCAATCTGCTTGACCCGCTCCTCCTTGGGGACTGAGCCATCGATGCGAAATACAGGACCTTCCATATTCTTCTGGATGTGATTCATCTCCCCTCTGAACTGACAGAAAATGAGGGTCTTCTCACTGGGGTGGGACTTGACCATCTCGAAGAGAGTCTCCATCTTCTTGGAACGTCCAACCCACTTCTCCGATTGTACACCAGTTTGTTTGGCGACACCATCGATGTACATTTGAGGCCAAATCATACACTGCCTGGCTCGAAGAAGACACTCCAAGATCACCATGTTCTTGGCGTTCAAACTCTGTGCGTTCCTGAACGCATCTCTGATCGTCTCCTGTGCCTCGAGGAACACAATCTCATAGAGTTGCTTCTCATCTGGGTACATCTCAAGTTCCACATTCTCAAAGTAACATGGTGGTAAACGAAGACGCTCATTGATTTGAGCCAAGTCTTCTTTGGTCCTGCGAAGAATGTATATATCTTTGATCTTGTTGGTCATACCCTGCACAACCACCTTTGAAAGACCCAAGAAAGTACACAGGGACACAAAGTCCTCCATGGAGTTGAACACCGGTGTACCAGTTACAATCCACTTGATTTGAGTCTGGAGGCGACACACACTCTTGAAAAGTTTGGACTTATTGTTACGAATCTCATGGGCTTCATCAAGGATGACTCGATCCCATTGTACCATATGGAGAGGTGTCTTCGCATCTGCTCCACCACCCTTCACCGTGAGTAAAGTATAAGGTGCAAGTGTCACATCAGCCTCTTTCATTTTCCGTTCTGGACCATCATAGATATTGATCGTCAAGTTGGGTGCGAAGCGGTTGATTTCTTCCGCCCATTGGGTGATAATAGATTTGGGTAAGATGATGAGTGTACGAGGCTTCGGGTTTCCGAGCATTGTCGCGATTAACTGGATGGTTTTTCCAAGGCCCATTTCGTCGCATAAGAAGCCTCCCTTGGGTCCCGATGCCTGTTTTTCCATTGTGAGCATCCATAGGACACCTTCTCTTTGATAAGGGGCAAAGAGACGCCCGTTAAGGGTGTTCTTCGCCAAAGTGTATTGTTCTTCAGTCGTCATCTTGACATGATTTTGTTTTGGAGTTGGTTCACTTAGGTTGATAAAAAGTTTGTCATTTAGGGGACAAAATAGAAAAAATTAATTACTA